TTATGACATGGCAAAGAAAAATCCTGACTGGTATTGTGATATGTTGGATATTACCCAGACGGGAGTAATCTCTGAGAAAGAAATTGAGGAGGAACGAAAATCAGGGATGGACGAAGATTTAATCCAACAAGAATTTTACTGTTCTTGGAGTGGCTCGGTGCAAGGTTCGTATTATTTTGAGCAAATTAAACAGGCACGAGAAGAAGGACGGATTACTGGTGTGCCTTATGATGTCACTACTCCAGTTAATACTGTTTGGGATTTAGGGATTGGTGACTCCACTGCTATTTGGTTTTACCAGATTTGTGGACGAGAAGTCCACTTTATTGACTACCTGGAAAGTCAGGGTAAAGGCTTGCATTATTATGTTGCCGAACTACAAAAGAAAAATTATATCTACGGTGAGCATTATGCCCCGCACGATATTATGGCACGAGAACTTGGCACGGGCAAGTCAAGGTTTGATGTGGCGCGTGAGTTAGGCATAGAGTTTATCGTTGCTCCCAAACTGAGCATAGAAGACGGTATCAATGCCTGCAGAATTATCTTTAATCGTTGCTGGTTTGACGAGGTAAAATGCGAATACGGTATATCAGCACTAACTACATATCACAAGCAATATGATGACAAGCGGAAGGTATACTGTAATCATCCTGACCACGACTGGGCTTCACACGGTGCTGATGCCTTTAGAGTTTTTGGGGTGACTTTTCAAGATAAACAAATTAATCCGTTGAAATCCCGACGGAAATATGAAAGACAACCAGTTTTGCATTTTAATCCGATGACAGTATAAAAAAAACAATGAAAAAGATTACACCAGAAAAGATATTAAAAGATTTTCAGTATGCTTACGAATGCAAGCGAAAATGGATTAAAGAAGCTACCCAAGATTTGGAATTTGTTTTAGGCAAACAGTGGGAAAAAGAGGATGAAGAAGTCTTAAAAAATGCTGGGATAATCCCACTAACTATTAACAAATGTAAACCGATTATACAATTATTAAGTGGCATACAACGACAAAACAGGTCAGATTTCAAGGCTTTTCCTGTAGGCACAGAAGACCAGATAAAAAGCGATATTGCTACAATGTTGTTAAAGCATATCCTAACCGAAGCTGAGGGAGTATATAAAATATCAGAAGAATTTGAGGATGCGGCTAAAGTAGGCGAAGGATGGCTTGAGCCCTGGATAGACTACAGCGAAGATATAATCAACGGTAAATTAAAGTTCCGCAAAGGTAATCCGTTTATGATATTCCCGGACCCAGCAGCTAAAGAATACGACTTTTCTGACGCTGAATATATATTCAAATTCAGTCCGGGCCTGAGAAAAGAACAGCTATATAGACTATTTCCCAAAAATAAAAAGGAAATTGATGCTATAGAAAATGGTAAAATAGATTTTGAAGACTTAAAACTGACTTTTTCTAATACTGATGTTCATCGTAGTCCGGGGGAATATTCCAGAGGCGATAAAATTACAGGCATAGAGAGAAGCCTTGATGAACCGACATATGATTTACTGGAGATGTATTACAAAAATTATATTACTAAATATTATGTAATTGATAAAGAGGCAAGTAAAATATTTGAAGTAGAAAACAAACAAGAAGCGGAAAGAATGATAGAAGATAATATAATAGCCAAGAAAGAAGAAATTTTAGAAAATATGATGAGGGAATGGACAGGTGAGCTTGTTCAACCGGGTGAAACCCCAGAGCCAGCTATAATTGAATCGCAAAGAGAAGCTAACAGAAAAATCGTTGACCAAATGGGGTTGGAATCGGATTTAACAATTGTAGAAAGAATAGAACCAGAAATCAGACTTGTTTCTCTTGTTGGCACGCAAAATATTATTAGTGATGATATATGCTGGAGTTATCCTAAATACAAAGGAATACCTTTATTTTGGATAGCGGCTTATAGAAACACTATACCAACAAAAAATCCTGAATTAGATATTCAAGGGATAATTAGAAATATCAAACCATTGCAGATAGAAATAAATAAACGAAGAACGCAAGAATTAAGACATTTGAATTCAATAGCTAATAGTGGCTGGATAACTCAAGAAGGTGCTTGGGTAGATAAAAATGTAGTGCAGAAATACGGTTCTACTCCTGGTATAATACTTGAATACAAAAGAGGTTATGAGAAACCTGATAGAATAAAACCGCAACCTTTATCAAGTGGTCATGATAGATTAGTCCAGGAGTCATCGCAAGATATAAAAGACTCCTCTGGAATAAATACTGACCTTTTAGCAATGGCTGAAGGCGGTCAAGCATCAGGTAGAGCCATAGCTTTAAGACAGCGACAAGGTTTGGTTATGGTGCAAGATTTATTTGATAATCTAAGTAGAAGTAATAGATTATTAGGTAAATTCCTTATTTCAATTTTAAGCGATTTATTTATTGTTGATACAGCGATGAAAGTTGTTGGTGAAGCATATATTAAACAAAACTTTAGCCGTCCAATACCCACAGGACAGGTTGACCCAATGAGCGGCCAACCAGTTATAGAAGAAATGGTGGATATGGAATCAGCTAAACAAGTATTTGAGGAAATATTAAAAGGACTGGAGTCTAAAGAATACGATATTTCTATAGGTGAAGGGGTAAATACGGAAACGGTAAAATTTGCTAATTATCTCTTGTTGAAAGAACTGATGGAAGCAGGGGCACCAATACCCCCAGAAGCACTTATTGATGAAAGTTCTTTATCTGCTGAACAGAAAGAAAGAATTAAGAAATATATGGAACAGGCAAGGGTTCAAATGTAAGGAGGGGAAAAATGAAGAAGTTATTATTTTGTTTTATTCTTTTACTTGTTTTTGGCAGTAAAGTTTGGGGTGTTCCTCAAGAACCACGATGGGATGGAGTAAATATCATTGGAATTGATTTAACCGATAATTATGCTACTAATCATCATCGGGTAAATATTAAGACTGATGATGGACATTTAACTACACTTGATAGTTTATTTGAGGGAAAGACCTCAACTACTACAGCGGGGAAAACAAGTAATTCTGAAACTATTTCTTTTAATGCTAAAGTAAAAAAATGTGATATATTAAATAAAGGTGCTGAAAGTTCTCTAACAAGTAATTATTGGTCTGGTGTTCTTTATATTCCAGGTGATATATCTATTTCTTTAGATTTTATAGTTCCTCCAGCTACTTATTTTTATATGACTACATCAGTGGGGTCAGGAGCTACAATATATTATACTTTGAGTGGGGCAAAGTAATTGTGTGTAAAAGCATAAATTTAATGCGGTAGAATAAAAAACCGCAAAAAGGAGAGGAAAATGTTAGAAAAAGTCAAAATTGAAGAAGAAGAAAAAAAAGATGATGGAATAGTTATTTCTGAAGAGGATAATGCAGAAGAGGAAACATTAGAACTTACAGAAGAAGAGATGAAGGAAGCTGGTTTTAGTGACAAAGAAATAGAAATGTATAAAAGTAAGAAAGATGAGAAAGAAGAGAAAGATGAGAAAGAAGAAGAAAATGAAGAGGGCGAAGAAAATAAGGGGGAAAAAGAGAAAGAAGATGAAGTAAAAGAAGAAAAGAATGAGAAGGAAGATAAAAAGAAGAAAAATAGCGATTGGGATGAGTTAAATCCTGAGGAACGAGAAATCGTTTCTAAATATAACAAGAACGAACAGGGGTTATATTTCAGACAAAGAAGGGAAGCTAAAAAGAGGCAACAGGCACAGCAGGAAAGGGATTTACTTAAAATAAAGCTACAATATATGGAGAAACAATTAGAGGAATTTAAAAAAGCTCAGCAGGGGAAAAATGAAACAGAACTAACTGAAGAGATAGAAGACAAAGATATACCTTTGACTTTGGCTGATTTAGAAAAGCGGGAAAAGAAAAGATTAGAGGAACAGAAAAAATTAGAAGAAGAACAGTTAATAAAACAGAGAATGTTAAATAAGAAACTTCGTGCCTTGACTGAAGAAGGCAGAGAAAAATATGAAGATTTTGACAAAACAATAGAATTAGCCAAAAGAATTGTTGCCGAAAAGTATGACACTTCGGCAAAGGTAAGAAGTCTCTATAATGCGTTTTTAGAGATTATCACCTCAGAAGAGGAAGTAGATTTTGAAGAAAACGCAGCTGATATTGCCTATGAATTAGGCAAACTTCATCCTGATTATAAGTCGGGGAAAAAGGAAGAAGAAAAAGTTAATCCCGAAGACAAAAAAAGAATAGAAAAAATTTTGGCAAATCAAAAGAAAAAAATGCCAAGTGCCTCTATAGGCGGTTCTGGTGGTGGACAGAGGAAAGTTTCCGAAGATGATTTAACCGTTGAAGATGTAGTTAATTTTACAACTGAACAATGGAATAAACTTTCCCGCAAAACTAAAGACCGATTATTAAGAGGTGGATAAAAAAATTTTATAATAAAGGAGAAAAAAAATGCCAAATACTCAATCAATAAATGCCTTACGGCAAGAAATATGGCAAAAGGAATTGTATGCGGATGTTATTGATAAGCTATATTTCACAGAAAACAAAATGATGGGGAAGGACGATAATAATATTGTCCAGCTCAAAGATGAGCTACAGAAAAAAAGAGGAGATACTATCACTGTAGGACTAACTGCTAAATTAAGCGGTGCTGGTGTTACAGGAGATAGTGAATTAGAAGGAAACGAAGAGGCTATCTCAGCTTATTCTGATGCTATTTCCATTGACCAATGGAGAACAGCGGTCAGATTAACTGGGAAATTGGACGAGCAGAAAAATGCTTATGATATGCGTTCCGACGCAAAAAATAAGCTATCTATTAGACTTCAAGAATATATAGAAAGGCAAGTTTTCTTAAAATTAGCTGGAGTTAATAATACCTCTCTCACCGATGTTAACGGTGTGACAGTGGGAGCAAGAGCAACTTGGTCAAATTCTCCAGATAGAGTTCCCAATGCTGATACTGCTTCTGGTTCTGGTGATAGGTATTTATGTGCTAATTCTTCAGGAGCTGACTCTTTGAGCACTTCAGATATTATTACTCCTGCGCTTATTCAGAGAGCGGCTATTAAAGCAAGATTAGCTTCCCCAAAAATTAAGCCATTAAGAATTGAGGGGAAAGATTATTATGTTATGTTCATTCATCCGTGGCAGATGTATGATTTAAGGCAGGATAGCACTATGTCCGCAGCTTTGAAAGATGCTTGGTGGAGAGGAAAAAACAATCCTTTATTCACCAATGCTTCTTTAGTATGGAATCAGGTTATCATTCACGAACACGAGTATGTTCCATATTTAGACATAAGCGAAGCTGGAAACAATTTTTATTCTTCAAGTTCTGGCACAGACTTTAGTGCAGATTGTTTCCGTGCTTTATTGTGTGGACAGCAGGCGATAGCACTTGCCAAGTGTAAATACGACCAGGGCTGGGTAGAAGAAAAATTTGATTATGGAAACAAAACTGGTTTTGCCACTGGTCTGCTTGGTGGAATACAAAAGATTACTTTCAATAGTAAAGATTATGGAGTAATTGCTGTTGATACTTATGCTACAAATTTAGCGTAAAATAATTCTGTTTTTACAGAAAAACAAATATAAAAAAGGAGGAAAATAAAAATGGCGAGTATTACAGGAACGAAGGTTGCCTGCACTGAATTTGCTGGATATTATAAATTGGTCCCTATCACTGCTACGATTACTTCTAAGGAAGACACAATTACCGTAAATGCGACTGACCATGGAATAGCTGCTATTGACGCAATTGTGGGAGCTGTTATCACTGGTGGGTTAGATGCGGCTTTCAGTTATCTTCAAGTAAGTTTCAGTGGTGCTGTTATTACGGTAAAGTCTTTTGAGCAGGATGGAACTGATGCTACTGATTTTACTGATACTACAGTAACTATCACAGTGTTAGGACATTAATTTTATAGGAATAGTGGGCGGGGTAATAAATATCTTTATCCCGCCCCAATATAACATAGTTGTTTTAAGAGGAGGAAAAGAATGAAGAAAATTATCTATCTTATATTACTATTTCTTCTTGCAAGTAATTGTTATGGTATAACCTGGTATAAGGGTTTTTCAACAGAAGATGTTTTTGTTCCCG